CTTGCGGCTATGTTGCGTATTCCTGCATGGGAATCACTGACTCTGCAATGCTCATGCCGTAGAAGTTGCCGGGCAAGGGTTTGGGGCACATGTTGGCCACAGGGATAAACTCTACTTCACGTGCTGATATGATGTATGAGCCTGAATAGATTAGTTCTACCAGTTCCAATTCGCCATCGCCATCTATGTCGTAGCGGTTCCATACTGTGACAATTGATATCTGTCTTGAGTCTGGGTCAGCACTTGATGCTGAACTCACAGGGATACCCATAACAGGCACAGAGTCACGTGCGTGGATGGCCAGGTTGTTCAAGACAGATCCTGCTTGGTATGCACCGTTCATGTTGTATTCAGCGTGTGTTCTAAATTCTTCCAGATTGATACTGGGATATAATTCCAAGGCCTCTTGTATGCTCATGGGGTCATAATAACCACAGAAAGGTTGTTCACGCATTTCAGCCACAGTGGGATCACAGATCCAGTAGTGCTGTGCAATAGGGTGAAACTTGATGTTGATGTTGTAGCCTGTGAGTTTGTACTTGGCAGTGTATATGGTGTTGCGATTGATGGCGTCTGTCAAGACTGATTGTTCAGCTTCCAGCACAGCAGCAGGCTGATCCATGGGCTCGTCTGTGTCTTCAGGGTCCAGGGGCAAGTTTTTGACCATGAGATCCAGTTGTGCTTCGTCAATTGCTGATCTTGCTTCGCCTAGATTCTGTTGTATCTCTGCCAGGGCTGACTGTAGATCCACACTGGTTCTACGCTTTGACTGACGCATGGCAGTTAGGCCAGAATCAGCTGCTTGTTGTTCAAAAGCCAGCAACTGATCAGCGGTGCCTTCTGTAGTGACATAGCGCACAATCTGTTCACGAATGGGCTTGATCATCATCATGCCGTTTTTGTGCATGGCAGCATCCATTACCCAGCGTTCCATGATAAAGTGCGGGTCATTCATTTGGTTCACAACCTTGCTCACCATGTCTGTGGCCTGTCTGGCAGCTACTTCATCTTCTTCAGAATCAGCCACAAACTCAAAGTTGATCTCGCCGTGTGGCACAAGCCCTTTGGTGATCACAGCAGTGGCATAATCCACAGCAGGTTTCACAGTGGGGTGAATATAATCTATGCCGTTTACAGGCGCTGTGCTGTCCGTCACAGCCAGAACCAAGTAGTGGTAATCACTAGCACGGTTCACAGCGTTCTTGGTTCCTAGATAGCGTAGATAACTTGCCATCTTCACGTCCATTTGATTCTTCATGCGAACAAAGATAGCGTTTTGCTTTCGGTTCTGATTGATCTTTTCAATGGGTATATTTTTTATGTCCAACATCGGGGTTTCCTCGGGATACAGTATTTAGTGGCATCATAAAAAGCCAGGCTAATGCTGCATTATTCTGGTGAGTATGATCGTTTCCAGGCAGGCCGGGTGGAGTCGTCTCTACGTACATAACGATCACGCTGTGCTGCCATGCGCTGTTGTGGTGTTCGGTTGTCCCAGGGTTCAGCAAGACCGTTTAGACAGCCCAGTATGGCATAACGAGCACTGTCAATGCAGTCATCAGGATCACTGAAGCGGCCTTGTTGATCCACATAGTAGTTTTGTGCTTCACGCAGGAAATCCACACAGTTCTCGTTGATCATTAGACTACCAACTTCCAGCATTTGTCGCATTTGGTTGATGCCGTAGCTTTTGTGATTGGTCACTCTGCCTTCCGAGTCAGGTGGATTCATAATGGCCTTGGCATGCACATTGAGTTCATAAGATTCAAACAGTTCTCTTATGCTGGATGCACTCATGGTGTATCTGCCAGCAGTACTTGCGTCAGCAGGTAGCACAATAGGAGTGCCAAACACTTCAGGACGAAGTAAGTGATTGATATACTGTGTGGGCACAGCTTCTTCAATGCCTTGAACCAAGATCTGTTTGTGTAGGTATGCTGTTCGTTCATAAGGATCCCAATACATGAGACTGATCACAGTCTTGTCGTTGACCAAGCCCAAGTCAAGTGCAATAATTCTATGTATGTTGGGCAGGCTTCTAAAGTCAATTTCACTAGGCTTGTAGGTGGGCCAATCGCGGATCTGGAACACAGCACCTTTACCTTGAATGGGCTTGCCCTGCATACGTGCTTCACGCTCATGTGGCAGGTAGTCGCGTTCCAGTTGGCGTCGTGTTTCCATCAGCAAAAATGGTTCGCCCCAGGGATCATATTCAGGCACATCATCCCAGGCCACTCTAACATAATCGTAGCCCTCTTCTTTGTTCCAGAACTTTGACACCAGGCCGTTAAGACCCTTGAGTGGTGTAAAGCTGCACAGCACCATGCCTTGTGTGGTGGCAGTACGTGTTACTATTTCAGAGAAAAAGTCATCTGGAGGCTGCTCATCAAACACCGCAAGGTTAAGTTTGAATCCTTGCAGCTGACGCACCTCTTGTGTGTAGTTGGCAAACAACAAATAGCTCTTGCCACCTGTTGCATGTTTAATCTCTACACCAATACAGTTGGCACCATCACCTCGCATGGTGTCAATTATGATGGCGTCTCGGGGTATGGCTCCTGTGCCTAGTTGATCACGCAGTTTGACATCTGGTGTGCCCAGCAGCTCTTGTTGTAGCACCAGCGCAACTTGACTCCATCCTTCGCCAGCCACCATTACAGTAATGGGCTTGTCAAAACGGTGGCCTGTCCACCAGTCGGGATATGCTCCTGTAAGGTGATAGGCAGTTTCATAACATGTTGATACTGTCTTACCAATCCTGTTGGCAGCCAAGATGCCTCTACGATCTGTAGTGGTGTTGAAGAATGCTCGCTGATGTTCAAATGGTCTAAAGTATTTCAAACCATTGTAGCGCATGTCATCAGCTACAGCAATGGTCAAGTCCTGTAGCTTTTGTTGTGCATCTGTTGTGAGTGTGTGCCAGGCTTCAGAGGGGATGCTGTGCTGATCCATGACCCAGCGCAGGGCTCTACGCATGAGCACAATGGGATCAAGCATTATTCAACCGCAGGCAAGCGCCAGTCTTGACGCACTTGGTTAAGGCTTTTGAGAGCCAGACTCAAGTTCAGGATGTCTTCTGTTGTGGCCAACCAGGTGGTGGTGTCAGTGAGCACTGTGTCAGCATCTTTGGTCAAGCATGCCTGCAAGCGTTCACTCACCAATCTCATGTGATGTTCTATCTGATTGGGAAAGCGTTGGGTAAACGCTTCACGGTTCACAGCATTGACCTTTTGCAGGATCTTGGTATCATCCACACGCCGTGCTTCTACGGCTGCATGTATCTGACCATCTCTTATGGCAGGATGTGTGTCGGCCATTATGCGTCCAGTTCCCAAGGATTGATAGCTGCCTTGTGATTGAGTGATATAAAGTCTCTGTCCACGTACTTGACCCACTGATTTGTGGTGTTGTATCGGAATGTCTGCATCATGGCCTTGAGTCTGCGACCAATGGGTGTAAAGCTGCCATCAGGACGCTGCACAATCTGTTCACCTGTTCTGGGGTCTACCCAGCGAATGATCTCGGGACGAATCTTGCCCCACTTGTCAATCTTTTCGCCATGTGCTCTGGGTTCAATAGGACCAATCACTTCATAGGTGATCATACCATTCTTATACTTCTTGAATGTGCAGTGCATCTTGCGACCTTGAGAGTGATACTCCGCATCCGAGTGTGGCACAAATGCAGTGAAGAATTCATTCTGTAGATCTTCACGGCCAGGAATGGCAGGGTCTCTGGGTGGCAGGGTCTTGAGTGGATCTTCAGGCACCATATCTGTTTTGTCTAGATAAGGATTGTCTCGGCCAATGAACTTCTCTTCAACATTGATGCCGTTGAGTGTGTCCATGGCCACTTGATACTTCAGCTTGTTGGCACGACCTTTTAGGTTCAGCACAATGCCTGTTTCATCATACACAAAGCGTTCAAGGTCTCGAGCTGTGGGAAAGTCTGTCATGAGACCTTCTAGATCAAAGTCTCGTTCAGGTGCAGACGGTGCTGCTGGCTTTTTTAGTTTAGGGGGTTTTGCATCAGGCTCAACTGGGGCTGCAGGTTCTACAGCGTCATCCCAGATGTTTTCTGCGGGTGCGGGGGTTGGTCGTTTGTTCATGTCTTTTCCTTGTCAAAACAAATCTTGAACTAGAACACACCCTGTGTGCTCTAGTAGGGGTTGATCAGTAGCCTGAACTAGCGCCTAGTGCACCTCGACGGGCAGCACCTGATTTCTGTTGCTTGGCAGCGTTGCCTTTTGTGGGGCCACGACCAACATTCACAGTGGCCTTGACGGGCTCCACTGCTGGATCTCTAACACCACGCATGAGTTCACCGCGACGGGCCACAGCGTCTGTGACCATGTCAGCCAGTGCTGATTTCTCTGATCCTGTCTTGCTTTTCTCGCTCATGGCGTCTGCACGTTTGGATCCTGTGTTGTGGTTGCCTGTTGTGGGACCACGTGACTGGTTGATCTCTTTGGCCTGCATATTTTTAGTTGATAATCTCATTGGTGTTTCCTTATGCTACAGTGTAGCCTGATACTTGACTCACAGTGGCAGCGGCTGCTTGAATCTGTGCTGGCAGTCTAAATGGTGCACCATCCAGTGTGCTCACTCTTAAAGCCACATTCACAGCATTGGCTGTGGGGTTTAGAAAGGTAGTGCTTAATGGTATGCCTGCGGGTGCAGTTGGTCCAACAGCGGCATTGGTGTCCGTGTTGACCCAACCGTATGTGGCCGGCACACTTGTGACTTCAACATAGCCATTCAACTGATAAGCAATGTTGGCAACGTTGGCCAGGCCAAACACACCTGTTGTGACATTGGCAGTGATGGCAGTGCCCACATTGGCAGTGATGGCACTGAACACCACCTGTTGTGGTGATGTCACTGTGTCAAATTGCACAGCGCCTGTCACAGGAGGAAACACAGTGCCTGACGCCACAAAGCTCATGCCTGTTGTGCTTCCAGCCACAGTGATTACATTGGCTCCTGTAGGGGTAGTACTCAACACAAAGTTGCTGGACTGATTGGTTCCCACAATGTAGTAGGTGGTGGGATCAGTGTAGCCAGTGATTGAGCCTGTGCCACCTTGAGTGCCAGATACTGTCACAGTGTCACCCACAC